AGCAGTTGCAACACCAAGTCTAACAGCACTAACAACAACTCCAGTAAACGGCCAATTATGGTACGATACAAACTTAGATGTTGACCTAATGATTAACAACGGAACAAGTTGGGTTGGTTATTTGAACTATACACAAAATCAGGTTGGCGGTGGCACAACAGATCCAAATGGTCCAATTATTTCAAGCACACAGCCTACTACACAAAGTACAGGTACAGCACTAGCTAACGGTGATATTTGGATTGATCCACAGTTGCTAGAACAATATCCAATGATTTACAAATACAATTACTTGACAAAATCATGGGTGTTAGTAAACAATCAAGATCACACATCAAGCAACGGTATTGTGTTTGCTGATGCACGTTGGGGTATTGAAAGTGCCGCAACAACACAAACAGGTACAGTAGCACAAGCTTCAATTGTTACGCTACTAAGCAGTAACTTTGTTGACTTTGACTGTCCTAACCCAGCATTGTATCCAAAAGGAACATTGCTATGGAACACACGTCGTAGCGGATTTAACGTTAAACAGTATGTTACAAACTATGTAAACACTAATAACTATAACACAATCTTTGGCAACGTACCAATGACATATTATGCGCCAGATCGTTGGGTAACAGCAAGTCCTAACGATGTTCACGGTGTTGGACAATTTGGACGTAAAGCACAACGTAGTGTTGTACTAAAAGCATTGAACGCTACTATCCAAGCAAACCAAAATATTCGTCAACCAGACACAGTTATTTTCAACTTGTTAAGTTGCCCAGGATATTTAGAAACAGTCAGCGAACTAATTGCACTAAACAACGACAACGGCCTAACAGCATTTATTGTTGCTGATAGTCCAGCACGTTTAACCAGTGATGCAACTAGCCTAAGCAACTGGGGTAATAACGTAAACCAAGCCGCAGTAGATGGCGACAACGGATTAATTGCTACAGATCCATACACAGCAGTTTACTATCCATGGGGTTACACAACTGACTTGTTAGGTAATAACATTGTTGTTCCTCCAAGCCACATTATGTTACGTACAATCGCCCTAAGCGACAACGTTTCTTATCCATGGTTTGCACCAGCTGGTGTACGTCGTGGCGGCGTAACAAATGCTAGCTCAGTTGGTTATGTAGATCCAGTTACTGGAGAATTCACAACTGTAGCATTGAATACAGGACAACGTGATACACTAGCCGCAGTACATGTAAACCCAATTACATATATTGCAGGCACAGGTTTAGTTGTTTATGGCCAAAAAACACGTCAGCTAGTGGCAAGTTCATTAGACAGAATTAACGTAGCACGTTTAGTAGTTTACTTGCGTTATCAGTTGAATCAATTGGCTAAGCCATTTATTTTCGAACCAAACGATACAATTACACGTAATGAAATTAAACAACAAGTTGAAAAACTAATGTTAGAATTAACAGCAGAACGTGCATTGTATGACTACATTGTAGTTTGTGACACTAGTAACAATACTCCAAGTAGAATCGATCAAAACGAACTTTATGTTGACATAGCTATCGAACCAGTTAAAGCAGTTGAATTCATTTATATTCCACTACGCTTAGAAAATACTGGTGCTATCAAAGCATTAGGTCTATCATAATTAGGAGAACATAATGGCAATTTCAGCCTTAAATAATTTTACAGTACCATTAGCATCAGACCAAAGCGCAAGTAGCCAAGGCATGTTAATGCCAAAGTTACAGTACAGATTCCGTGTGACACTTGAAAACTTTGGTGTAAGTACTCCTCGCACAGAGTTGACCAAGCAAGTGTCAGATGCTTTCCGTCCTAGCGTTGAATTTGAAGATCAAACAATTATGGTCTACAACTCAACAATTCACTATGCTGGTCGTCCTAAGTGGGCATCAGGTAGCTTGAAAATACGTGATGATCAAACTGGTCAAGTTACTAAACTAGTTGGCGAACAAATGCAGAAACAATTTGACTTCTTCGAACAAAGTTCAACTTCAGCTGGTGACTATAAGTTTACAATGCGTATTGAAATGCTAGACGGCGGTAACGGTTCTAATACTCCTAACATTTTAGAAACATGGGAAGTATACGGTTGCTATATTCAGAAAGTTAACTATGGTACACTTGCTTATAAAGAGCAATTACCTTTGTTAATTGAATTGACTATTCAAATGGATAACGCTGTTCAGACAACTGGTGGAACATTCGGTTCTGCTAACTCAGTACAAACTAACAAGAGCGTTAACGTAATCGGTTCATAATAAAAAGGCCTACGTAAGTGGGCTTTTTTACGACTAACCATAATATACGCAGTTTATTTGTTCGATAAATAATGTATGAGCTTCACATCTAACAATAATCTTCATTCAGATCCTAAGATAAATCTGAGAGACTGGCAACATGCGGCTAGACTATTCTCAGATCAACAGTTTAGACTGGCTCCAAAATTAGACTTTCAATATCATGTGGCTTTTAATATTAACAAAGCCGCATTAAAAAATGCTAACATTGTTACACGTTACGGCAATGAAATTAATATGCTGGCAAAAAGTGTAGCGTTGCCAAAGTTTGAAATTAGCATAGATACAGTTAATCAATATAATAGAAAAAAACAAATACAATATCATCACAAACCTGGAGATTTAGCAATATCTTTTTATGATGATAACATGGGTTTGATCAATCAGCTATGGCAAAACTACTACAGTTACTATTATGCTGATAGTACCAGTGCAAAAACTACCGGTGCATACAATAGAAATGCCACGCAAAGCAGTAATTATATCACAACACCATTTGGCTTAGATAACTCAAGTACAAATCCGTTTTTTAACTATATTACAATTTACCAAATGGCACGCCATGAGTATGTGAGTGTTAAATTAATTAATCCTATTATTAAAAGTTGGGATGGTAACAAATTAGATTGGGCATCTAGTAAAACGCACGATTTTTCAATGACTTTGTCATTTGAAGCAGTGGCATATGATGTAGGTCAAGTGACAGCAGGAGATCCCGAAGGATTTAATATTGTACACTATGATAATACACCTAGCCCATTAACTGGTGTTAATCCAGACCCAACTGTTATAGATCCTAGTTTTGTGCAAGCCTTGGATATAGAAACTGCGGCGGCTAGTATTGTTAGCAATACAGTCAACACCATTAACACTTATCAAAATAAACAAAGTTCTAGTGCTCCAGTATTAACTACTAGTGCATCTACTTCTAATCCTTTACAGACAATTGGTGGCACACCTGGTGTTGTTTTTCCAGTAGCATCTGCAACTGGTAATGTAACAACCGCAACTCCAGTTAAATTAGGAATATAATATGAGTATCAATTTACCATTAACACAATCTACAACTACCGATGTTAAAACTTTCTTTGACAATTATTATTCTCAGCCTGTAAGTTTTGCGGCGGCAGAAATTGATGCTACTGTGGGATTTTTCTTAAAGCGCGGATTTGATTCTAGCAGTGCTAGAAGTACAGCAATTATATTATTGAATCAAGCAAGAACAGAAAAAGTCAGTGTTTTTAAATTATTAGATACATTAAAGGGCCTAACTGACGTACAACTTAGTCAAGTAGTTGCTCAAATATTAAACAACAACAGAGAAAAAACTAGCTTATTAGGCTATCGAGTGCAGACTGTAACTGACACCTACGAAAGTCGAAATATTTTAGTATAATGTATGGCTAAATTTGCTCGCGGCAAGTTCGCAATGAAACGTCCAGACAAGTATGTAGGAACTAAGAGCCCTACATATCGTAGCAGTTGGGAATGGAGTTTTATGAACTTTTGCGATAACAACGATCATGTATTAAAATGGGCCAGCGAAGCTATACAAATTCCCTACAGAGATCCTCTAACCAACAGACAAACTGTTTACGTACCAGATTTTTTCATTCAGTATGTGGATGCTAATAATCGTATTTTAACAGAACTAGTTGAAATTAAACCTGCTAGCCAAACTATCTTAGAGCGTGTGGGTAAAAACAAATACAATCAAGCACAGTTTGTCAAAAATCAAGCCAAATGGGCCGCTGCCACTCTTTGGTGCAGACAACAGGGTATTAAGTTTCGTATTTTAAACGAAAATGATATCTTCAGCAGAGTCTAAAGCATAAGTAATATTATGACTAAACGATTAGAAGAAGTATTAAATCTTCCTGAAAGCAAGAAAATTGTTAAAGAGGAAGAAAAACGAGCTAAAAAGGCAGAAATTGCACAGCCCTTTATTCGCGACATCAGCGAGTATGATAAAATATCTGCGGCACTACCGCAAGTAAAAGGTTTGGGCGATTTAGGCGACAGCGAACTTGATGAACTAGCAAAAAAAGCCACCGAAGCCTATGAAGATATCATGGACTTGGGCATGAATGTTGAAGCACGTTATAGCGGAAGATTGTTTGAAGTAGCCGCTAGTATGCTTAGTAATGCAATTACAGCTAAGACAGCAAAATTAGATAAAAAACTAAAAATGATCGATTTGCAAATTAAAAAGCAGAAATTAGATCAAGAAGCCAATAGTGCAGACGATGGCGTAACTATTCAAGGTGATGGAGTTATCATATCAGATCGTAATAGCTTGCTGGAAAAATTAAAGAATATGAAATAAATACAGTACTGGGATCAAACTATGAAATCATTTAAAGAATACTTAACCGAGAGCAAAAAAGTCTACGAATTTAAAATTAAAATTGCGGGCGACCATACTACCGATGCTGTAGCTCAAATCAAAGCCGCACTTGCAGAATTCCACGTAGCTAGTGTAAGCTCAGGCCGTACAAGTCCAATCAGCGAGCGTCAATCAGATTTTCCTGAACATAGAAATACACAAATGACAGTGTATGATATTACTACAAATTACCCAGCTACAAGTTTACAAATCCGCGATCGTATTGCATCAGGATTAGCAGTTACTCACAATCATATTAAAATTACTAGTCTAGCAGAAGAGTTAGAAAACGAAATAAATCACGAACACGATGAGCGTACAGGTAAAGCACTTATCGGTACAATGCAAGAGCCTAGCGATAACAGTCACCTAGTTAGCGAAAAACACAAATTTGATTTATTAAAAGATTTAAACAAAAATAAAAAAACATTAACACAAATTAAAGGCTTTAATGACGAAATTTTAGCCAACAGCCAACCAGGAATGGCTGAGGAATATAAAAAATCTGTAGCAATACAACCTGGTACAAAGAGTGCCGTGGGTAGCACACAGAATAAAATTCCAAATCCATTTAAGGGGATCACAAAATGAATTTACAAGACTTAATGTCAAAATTAAAAACCATCGAAGAAAGTGGAAGAATGCCTCCTGTGGCACCTACTAAAGACGATGAACCTAATACAGCAGAATGTGGTCCAATGCCAGGTGCAGTTATTCACGCAGGCACACCTCCGCAACAAGATAGTGTTACTATGAACGTAACTATGAATGGTAACGGCCCAGGCGGTATTGGCGATCTAATGAAAATTTTACGTAACATTGAAAATGGTGCAAATAAAGATCCACATCAACATGATGTAGGACAGTTATTTGGAGAACCACATTCAATCGATCACGAAGAACCAATCATGGGAGACATAGTTGCACACATGGCTGGTATGGAAGGACAAAGTGATGCTAGTCCGCTAACACACGAATACCAAGTTGGCGAAACTATGGATGATGACGAAGAATCATGGGGCAACAGCGCACACGGTTCTAGCGGCCATCATACACATGGTGTCGATGCTGTAACATTCAGCGGCGATGACATGAACAGTAAAGGTAAATCAAGTCCATTACAGCGTGTTCCAGGTAGTAACACACTACGTGAACCAACTAATGTTAGCGAAGAACTAGTAAGCCGTTTGAGTCAAATGTATCAAGCAATTAAAGAAGAGCGTACAGAAGAAAAAGATGAACACGGCAATGTTACTAAATGGAAAGAAGAAACTCCATGGCGTAAAGCACAAAACAAAGACGGACGCGGCAAAGTAACTAACATGAGTGATAAAGCTCGTCGTGAAAGTGAAAAAATGTCTAAGAAAGATGTAAAAGAAAATGCTCATCACGATGACGACGAAGAGAAAAAAATTCGACACCTAATGCGAAAATACGGTTGGAGCCATCAAGAAGCGTTAGAGTATTATCACTATGAAGAACATGATCCTAAAGATTATGAAGATATGGAAGAAGATCAAATGGCAAAAGGCGGATTTTATAATCCTGCAAATGACGCACCTGCGCCACAAGGACAAAATCCAGAAGCACCTATGAAAGGT